GTGTGGGTGCGAGGATAGTACAGACTGGGGAACGTATCGTCTTTGCCGGCATTGCGGGAAGCAGTTCGCGGCGAATGCGCCTTTGCCTCGTTGTCCCAAGTGCGGTAGCGCATGGACGCGACGGGGAGAGAATGGGGAGTACGAATGCTTGTCCTCTCGCGATGGACAACGCTGTGGTCAGGTGTTCGTGGTCGAGGAGGAGACGGCTCCGGAGATTGAGCCGATATCCTGTGAGCCGGTTGTTTCGTTTGTCGCGCCATTGAAGGTAGGGGCGACGTGTCCCGAGTGTGGGCGTCACCCGGTGCCTGCGGTGAGTTCACCTAAATCGCGGGGGACAGGCCCTCGCGTTCGATACCACAAATGCCCCTGCGGTTGGCGGGGCAAGAGCCAAGAAGGGAAAATACGATGAGTACAGTAGTGACATATTATTGCGACAGGTGCGGCGTGGCCGTGAAGCGGGTGCAGACATTTCTCTATGGTTTGGAGAATCAGTTGAAGCGTTTCGACGCATGCGACGACTGCGTAACGGCGGTGGACACGGCCATGCAGCGGGCACTGAGCGCAACGGCGACACCGAGTCCATCGAAGCCCGCTGAGAAGGCGAAAGGCAAAACTAAAGGCGCGTAGAATTTTCGCAGCCGCTTTACAGGTCTGTAAAACGGCTATTGACATATAGGGGTAGTTGTGGCAGCGTATGGTGTATCGCGCGAGCGGCGCTGGCCAGTTACCCGCGCGCAATTGGTAGCCCTCGATCTGTAGCTACAGGGCGGGTCGAGGGTTTTTTCTTTGGCGTTGAGCGATTATCAGAGCAAGTGTACGGAAATTTCGACGTACATTGACGCAGAGAATTGGGCGGCGGCGAAGAAGTGCACGCTCCAGGCCATGGCCTTGGCCGCCACAATCCCCGAATCCGAGAAGGGCGACTACAGGTTCACTCTTCGCCCCGAGCAGCTCCCCGCGCTATTGGCTGAAATCAAGGCGCAACTCGCTTCGACTGCGGCGAGTTCCTCGACAGACGCGGGCGGGATGAAGGTGACGAAAATCACCTGGGGGGGGATTGCTTCGTGAATGTGCGCGACTGGATTCTCCGCCAATTAGGGGCAACGCGGGTGGCAGAGCCTATCAGTTTGCGGCGCTGGGACGCAGCGAAGACGCATCGATTGAACGAACAGCACTGGTCGAATGCGACGGGCGCGAGCTTGAACAGCGACCTCGACTCCTACCTATCGACGATACGCATGCGCAGCGCTTATGAGTACAATGCGAATGCGGCGCTGAAAGGGATAGTCGCGACTCACGTATCCGACCTCGTGGGTGCAAACGGTCCACAGCTACAAGTCAATAGCGACGACGATGCGTATAACGATGCGCTTGAGGCGTTGGTATTTGAGTGGTCAAAATCGTGTGATGCGAGCGGGAGTCTTCGGCTCGCCGACGTTGTTTCGTTATGGGTGACGCAGCTTTGGTGGGCGGGTGAGTATTTCTCACAGATTATTAATGATCCTTCTGTGTCGAGCGGCGTCAAGATGCGCTTGAATAACATTGATCCCAAGCGGATCGATAGTCCCATCGGCGCGAATTCCGTTGATGACAAGGTAGTGATGGGGATCTTGCGCAATGAATATGGGCGGCCCATCGCATACTACGTGCTGCCGCCGGACGATTCCATGAGCGCCAGTTCGTTGCGTACTACCACGGTGCGCGCGCGCGACATGATTCACAATTTCATCATCGATGAACCGGGCCAGGCGCGCGGCGTGCCCTGGATTGCGTGCGCTCTACAGACCTTGGCGGATATCCACGATCTCGATCATCAAATTATGGATGCGATGAAGGCGGCTGCGGAAAACGGCGTGATCCTCCACACGGACCACCCGGACGCCGAATTTGTGAGTGCAAACGAAAGCACGACATTGGAGCGGGGCACGATGAAGACGGCTCCGCCCGGATGGAAGCCGTTTCAAATGACGCCGCAGCAGCCGGGCACGAACACGATTGCGTATCGCGACGAACGGTTGCGCGAGGCGGGCGCGCCCGCGAACATGCCGCTGTTGAAGATCAAGCGAGACGCCTCGAATCACAACTACTCCTCGGCTCGATTCGACGCGCTTGGTTACTGGACGGGGCTCGATTGGTTACGCGCGCGCATCGTGGGTAACTCGTTGAATCGTTGCGTTGACGCCATCGAGCGCGAGGGTCAGTTGCTTGAACTGTTGAAAGATAAACGTCCGGCTAATCTTCGGTACGAGTGGCGTTGGCCGCAGCGCCCGCAGATCGACCCGTTGAAAGAGGCGAGCGCGGAAGAACTGGGGCTTGCGAACAACACGCTGCTGCTGAAAGATGCGGTGATTGCGCGCGGGAAAGACTACGAGCAGCACATGAAAGACCTTGAAAAAGAGGCGGTGCTCTTGTCGAAAATGACGCCTAAGCGCGAAGTCACCGAAAAGGAAAAGGCTCAGCGCAATTCGCGCGGACTTGTCGCCGATGTGCTTATGCAGCACCTCGAAGAAACGGAGAAGGTGAATGGGAAAACGGCGCATCTATAACGGTGTGCGTGATGAAGCGCGCACGGATGACTTGCAGACGCGCGCGCTGTCGCTTCGCGCCGAAACGCTCGATAAAGAAGGCCGCAGCGTCGAGGCGGTGCTGAGCACGGAGATGCCTGTTCGGGTAATGGATATGCGCGCGTGGGAGCCGATAGACGAGGTGTTGATCGCGCGTGGCGGTGAACTCCCGGCGCAAGTAGTTCTGTTGGACACACATCAGCGTTATGACTTGAGTACGGTGCTTGGCAGTGTACGCGAAATTCGCGTGCGGGATCAGGGCGTGACTGTCGGTCGTTTGTTTTTCGCGGCAGGCGACGAAGACGCGGATCGCGCGTGGAATTTGATGGCGGGCGGTCATTTGACCGACGTGAGTATTGGCTATCTCGTGCTTGCGTATACCGACATAGCGCCTGGTCAAAAGGCAAAAATTGACGGGCGTGAATTTGTTGCGGGCGACTTGCGCAAGCGCGTGGTGACCCAGTGGAAGCTGCGCGAGGTGTCGCTCGTTCCTATTGGCGCGGATGAATTGGCAAAAGTGCGTGAAGCGGCGCACGGACAGAAAAGGCAAAACGGCCCTGACCCGGCCTCTAACGAAGGAGAACCAATCATGAACAAGCATCTTAGGCAGTATCTGGAGTCGCTTGGACTCCGGGCGGATGCAACGGAGGCCGACGCTCAGAAGTATTTTGATGAGCTAAACGGCGACCAGAAAATTCGCGCGGAGCTTTTGAGCAAGGGGCTTGTGGCCCCGAGCGGCGACACCAAACCTGAGGGCGAGCGTCAAGAGGCGCCTGCTCCTGTGAGTGAGCCCCAGCGTGGGGGCGGTGATGCGCTTGCCGTGCAGACGGCGGTGCAGGAAGCGCTTCGTGTGGAGCGGACGCGGCAAGCGTCGATCCTTGAGGCGGCCGGTGACGATGTGCCTGCGGAATTGGCGCAGCGCGCAATCCACGAAGGCTGGGAACTGGACCACGCGCGCGGGGAGTTCTTGACGGCGCTTCGCGCGAATCGGAGCCCTGGCGTGGCGACCGGTGTGAATGTGATCTCTCCCAATTTCGATCACAACACGATGGAGCGCGGCCTTGCTGCCGGGCTTATGCTGCAACTGGGACTGGAGCCGGTTGACGCCAAGGCTTCGCAGCATGAGCGCAACGAGATGGAGCGGGCCGCGGAAATCGGGCGCCGCTTCACGAACATGTCCTTGCTCGACTACTGCCGCGAGGTGTTGGCTCAGCGCGGGATTCGGGCGCGCAGCGCGTTCGACGTGATCAATGCGTTTCACGACGATGCGATGGGGACTCGTGGCGCGACAGCTTCGCTGTCTAACGTGTTCAGTACTTCGGTGAACGCACAGGTGCAGCGGTCGTATGCGGAATCGCCCGATACGACTATTGGCTGGTGCAACGAGGTCGATGTCGCCAATTACATGCAGCAGGAAGCTGTTCGCACGTCGGCGATGGATGAGCTCGAGCTGACGCCGGAGAATCGCGAGGCTCCCGAGGGCTCGTTCAACGATAACGTCGAGTACTACCGCGTGGCGCGTTATGCGAAGAAGTTCACGATGGACGAGATCGCCATTGTGAACGACCGCTTCGACGTGTTCGCTTCGGTTCCGCGAAACATGGGCCTTGCCGCTGCGCGTCTTCGCGCACGGCAGGTCTATGCAATCCTGAACAACGGAACGACCGTCACGCTGAATGACGGCGTGGCCTTGTTCGAGGCCTCGACACACGCCAACTATGGCACGACCTCGACGGCGTTTGCAGCGGCCACGGTCCAGGCGGGGATCACCGCGATGGGCAAGCAAACGACGACAGCTCCGGACGGCAGTAAGGTGGCGCACAACATTGCGGCTCGTCACTGCGTGGTTCCGGTGGACTTGAAGTTCGATGCGAACATTTTGTTCAAGTCGGAGGAGCGCGTGATTTCTTCGGCTTCGGGCGGAACGTACAATCCGCTGCGTGTCGAGGGGATCGAAGTGCATTACGACAACCGCATCGGTGTCACAGGTGTGGTTGACCCTGCGACGGGCACGGCCTATGCGGGTACCGCGACGAACTGGTATCTGTTCGCTGACCCGAGCGAGGCCGAGGTGATGCGCGTCGCGTATCTGCTCGGTACGAATCGTCGCCCTGTCGTGCGGCGTAGCGTGTTGACCGACGGACGCTGGGGTCTGTGCTTCGACATTCAGCATAGCGTTGGCGCGAAGGCGGTTGGTTTCGTAGGCGCGTACAAGGCGTCTGGCGCCGGTGCGTAAGTAACACGCAAGTCTTGACAACGAAGTAACACTGAAAAGAAAGGAACAAAAACATGAGCGCAGAATTTATCGGCTTGCGTTGCGCCGGTGAAATAAACGAGGTAGCCGGTGTCGCCTACACGAGCGGCGAGGTGATCCAGTTAGCCGATGGGCGCGCCGCAATCGTGGCAAACCTTGTGCCTGTCGCTATTGGCGAGCAGGTGACATTTCAAACCGTAGGGATCGGTCGGCTTGCCAGTGCAACGGGAACGACGTTTGCAAAGGGGGCTCCCGTTTATTGGGATGCTTCCGCGAATGTCGCGATCACAACGCCTGGCGCGGACGCGGACTTCTACGTGGGTACGGCTGTGGCCGCGAAGGTGAGCGGGAACTTGAATGTGTTGGTCGAATTGAACCAGCCGTTCACGCGCGGGTTGCAGGCTTTACTTGCGACTCGTGAGGTGCTGCTCGACCATGCGGACACGGTGGAATACATCGTCGTGACCGCAGCGGAAAATCCCAATGGGATGTTGGTTCAGGCGTTCACGGGCATCGTGACGGAAGCGCCGGCAGGATCGAGCGAGGATCAGTTGATTCTCGGCTTGTACGACGAGGATGACAATCAGTTGTCCACGTTGACCACGACCGACACCACGCCTGACGCGGCGGGCGACATCATCGTTGGTACGTTGAGCGGATTTGCCGCTGCGACGGGCGCGGTCTATGCGGTGATTCCCGCAGGCAAGGCGGCTTACGTCAAGGTGGCCCAGGCCACGGTGGGCACGCCTGCGGGCGCGGTCAAAGTTCACGCTATTCTTCTTCCCCGTTGGTAACGACGGTTAACGCGGCGGGCCGCCCGGCTCTGCATTTTGCATCCGGGCGGCTGTCGAAATAACGAGGCATCGGTCGATGGGTTTCTCGGATGATTACATGGATGGCGCGCGCGCGACGCTGCTCGATTATCTTGGTGAATCTATTTCTTATACGGTGGACGGCGGTTCTCCGAAAACGATTGTGGGCATTGTCGAAACACTTGGATGCGAGCGTGAGCAGCGCGACGTAGGTGTGACTGCTGTTTACGTGGCGCGCTTAACGATCAGCCTCGATGCAACCTTGGGGATCGCTTCGCCTGCTGTGAATGACACGGTGACGATCAACAGCGAAGTCTGGACGGTGATCGAGACACTAGATAATGAAGGCGGGATGATCGCTCTTTCAATTTCACGAAGCGCGATGGAAGAGCGGACGGGTGGCGATTATCGCCGCACATTGAACACCGCGCGTGCGAAACGTTACTAACAGAATGGAGAGAGCAATGCCAAAGGAAAAGGAACAAGCGAAAGAGAAGACTACTTACGCGCTTATCGCGCAAGTTGATTTAGTCTTTGGTCCGGTTGTTTTGCCGAGCGGGAGCGTATTGGGCGAGTTGCAAATTGAGACGCAGCTTTCTCCGGACCTTGTGGCCGGAATGATTTTACGTGGCGGCGTTCGCTGCGATGTGAACGTACCGTAAAATGCCTGTGACCGCGAGTGGGATTCTGAGCGAACCGCTTTCCGTGCTTCGCACGATGCTGAGCGAATCGAGCAGTTTTCAGACGTGGGTTGCCGCAGCGAATGCGGCTGCGGCGCTCGGCTCGATCTATTTGATCGGAACGGACACGCCGGTTCGGCCCTACGCGGTCGTGTCTCGGATTGACAATTGGTCGAGTGGTTTGGTTGGCGGTTCCCCTGGCGACTAAACC